CCCGTTGTTGTTTCACTCATCTAAGCCCTATGGCTCCGGCTGTCGATACCATTATTGCGATGAACAAACCTACCACAACCAGCACCAATAAGAAAATAGCCAGACCTATCTTTACGTTTTCAATGGCTTCATCGTGCGCAATGGCGGCAGCCTTGGCCGCTGCAAGTCGAGCCTCTTTCTGTTCGCGCAAAGCCTTGTTGTGGTGGTTGATAATCTCTTGCCACGTTGACGGCTGATCCGCTGGTTTAGGCCAGCGCATATTTATCATTTGGGCTACGGTCTGCATTTCCTCAGTAAGACGCTTCGCTTCAAGCACTGCGTCGATGCTGCCTTTAAAGCTAACATCGCCAACCCCGGCCTGCTTGTTTCGTTCCTCGTTAAGTTTCTTTTGCGCCGAGAATAACGTGCCGATCTGCTCCGACAAATCAGCCACCGACTGAACATCATTCACCCTAGCTTTTATGAATGCTATGGCGTTTGACGCGGCGCTAACCGCCATAAGGGCTGTGCTTATTGGCTCCATTTAAGACAACATTCCTTTTCTAAGCGGCAAACACTTATAAGATTTGGCGAGAAAGTCGCCGGGTAATTCGCCAATGTCCTTTGCCATTTCATGCACTCGCTCAACACAGGCCTCATAGGATTTCCACGGCCCGCGAAAATCATGTAGCTCAATGCAGTTTTCTGGGGCGCTTAAAGAGCAGGCCAATACAATTGCCTTAAACATTGTCTTTGTTTGATAGTGCTTTGGATATGCGAATGATACCAAGCACTATAGCCAAAAAAGCAATAACAAGCGCAAGCCATTGGTTAAGCGGAGCCAACCAAATAGGTGCTGTAATCCCTGCGGTCACAATAGATGCGTCGGTTGGCAAATCTTTCATCTACGGCTCCATTGCCAATCCACAAAAAGCGTTTCTTTCCAGCGTTCAGCGCACACTGCTTCATGCGTGTCAAGTTGATGTTTAACATCGTCAGCTTTCATCATACCACCACACCTCAGTGTTGCCCATTGTCGCGCCGAATCTGCTAGACCAGAAATCTATTGATGGACTTGCATCGAGCGTAACGCTTGGGCTTCTTAGGATTGCGCCAAAAGGCCAACTAGCGCCGGAACTTTCAAAGTAAAGATAAAAACCAGCCGTTGTGCCAAGAGTGTGGTCTATACCAGAGCCAGTGTTGGCTGAACCAGTGCCACCAGCGTCACGATTCCAAGCCCCATTTGTAGCTGCTGTTGATACAGCAGTCCAAGATTCTCCACCATAGCTAGTAGCCCTATCCGAATAAGTTTTTGCAGAATAATATTCATTTTCGCCAGCGTAAGTAAACCCATCACTGTCACTTTCAAAGTCATAAAGCGTACCATCAACCGTCACATCATCAATTTGTTGGTCTGATGTAAACGTGCTAGGTGCAATGTGTTGTATTAGAAGCCTGCCAGCAAGGCTATATGGCAAGCCATCAGACGAACCATATGTGTACTGTGTCCAAGTATCGACTGAAGCATCATTACCAGTAATTGTTTCAAGAAGAACAAGCCTACTTTCAACAGCTTTAAACACAATTCCATAATAGGTGCTATCAGTGTCTGCTGTATGCCAAGTAATATCAACATTTGCACCAGTAGTATCCGCTGAAATAATCCCTGCTGCCGCAGCACGACCATTCACAGAACCAGCATAGGCTTCACTACTTGTGAAATCACTATCAGGCGTGATTGTTGGCGGCGCATTGTTTCCAGCGTCAACGCCCATTAACCACACTAAAGCCTCTCCGGTATCTCGACTGTATGTAGCTGTTGAAGCTGTCAAAGTAGTTCCACCGAGAGTTGCTACAACACCAGCAGACGTCCCAGTCACAATATCAAAAGTTCCCGAAGATGGGCCATCAAATAAGAAGTTAGAGCCTAACAGGTATCGTCCATCAAGAACCACGCCAGCGCAAGACCCACCACCAAGGTTTGATCCACCTCTAGCATTACTTATTGTGACGCTTTCAGAAGCAGTTACATTTCTTTTTGATAACAACACACCGCTGCAAGTTGGGCTTCCAGAAACACCTGACCCCCCTGCCAAAGGTTGAAATGGAATCACCAAATCCCAACCACCAGATGGCGGGATATATACTCCAGAACCTGCATTGTTTTCAAATGTAATCCAGATGAAAGCCCTGTTATTCGTAGGAACCTCAGATGGCAAGTTGAAGGCTGTCAGGTTTGAAGACGTAGTTGTTTCGGTGTGAAAGAAAAACTCACTTACTGGCCCTGTAGCTACGCCCGCCGCTGCCATCATTCCAGATTGGCGCAGCATTAGCTCATATCCAAGCCAGAGACAAAGCCATACCAAGTCGTTCCTTGGTCGCGGGTAATAAAGGTGAGTAGATCAACATCATTCGCACCAGCCGATAGCGTTGGTGCTGTGCCGCCAGCCCATTTCACAGACGCAGGCCAACCAACAGTAAACCCACTGGCTGATGCGTCTTGTTTAATTTCAAGCACAATCGTTGTTGTGTGTTCATTGTCTGGATTACTAAAAGCAAACGTGGTGTTTTCAGTTAAGGTTGTATAAAAATATGCGGATGTAGTTGTATCGCAAGTTGTTGTGTTTGAACTTGACGAAACTGCCGCGTAAACTTCTTTTGCGTTAACCCCTCTAATCAACTTATCACAATTCAACTGAGTTGGGCTTGTCGAGAAACCAACATTTCCAGCACCATCGTAAAGTCTGACACCAGATGTGTCTGCCACCAAGAACATATTTACGCTAGAAGTTTGCCGGAGCCTAATCCTAGAACCGCCAATATAAAGATCTCCGGTTCCTTGGTCTTGTAAAACCGAATCACCGCCATCGTGATAAAGTTCTAAGTCAGGTGTGCCAGAATCACCAAAGGTTGCTTTGACATTATCACCATAGTGGATGTTGCCAGTCATAGTGCCGCCAGCAAGGGCTAAGAAATCACCGCCCGTTACATAAGCCGGAACCCAGCTTGTGCCATTGTATAAGCGTATTTGGTTGTCAGTAGAATTGTAATAAAGTTGGCCGCCGACTAATGCATTGCCATCGTTGTCAGTTGAAGGCCCATCTTTTGTCGCATCAAAATTTCCAAGAACTCCGCGACCAGTAAATGTTACTGACATAGATGTTCTGGTTTCAGTCAACTCGTTGTTAACTGTGATTGTTGTACCATCAATCGAAATCACGTTTGTATCTGATGGAATCCCAGAACCGCCAACAACCACCCCAGTGCTTGCTACTTCCATTCCGACAACAATTCCAGATGCTGAAACCACAGTCATTGATGTGGTTCCTGTCGTAAATGTGGAGTCGGTGACTGCGGTTGCTTGCGCTTGGGTGTCAGCCATAGCACCGAGGTATCTGTCATCAAAACTATCAAGACCAGTAAAAACAGCATCTCGTGCCGCTGTCGCAGCATCTTTTGCAGCCAAGGCGGTTGTTGCCGATGTTGAAGCGTTAGTCTCTGATGTTGCGGCATTACTCTCTGAGGCCGCAGCATTGGTTTCAGATGTCGCGGCATTGCTCTCAGATGTTGCTGCGTTCGCAGCACTGGTAGCCACAGATGCAGCATCTACCAGCAAATCCCACTTAGCGCTGTCTGCATTTGAACTGATAGGCTCAGACCCGCTAGATGTGTGGGCTGTGTTACAGATGTATATGTTTGAGTTACTTGTATCCTTGATTATGTCACGCACATAATACTGTGTACTCGCAGCCCAATCGCCTTTAAATGATCCAATTTCTGTGACAACCTCCGGGTTACCAGTGGTTGAATTGAACTGAAGCAACTTGCCTGCACGGTCTGCCTTTTTGGGCAGGGTCATATCTAGCGTTCCACCATCAGCAACAAGCTCTGGGTCATAAACAGGCGCTCGCAGTGATCTTGCGTTTTCTTCTGATAATTGCTGATCAAATATTGTCAGCGCGTCAAGTTGCTCATTAAGGCTTGATGCCAGCAAGTCACCGGCTGTCACAAAATCTGTAACCCGCTCAATGTCACGCGCACCAATAATTGTTATGCTGTCTTCGGCAATTGGCGTTGATGGAACGCTTGACCCAGTAACGATATTCACCGAGCCGGTGCCGTTAGCGTTGACGGTTACAGTGTAATCTGTCGTGATTGTTAGAAGGGTTGTGTTGAAATAGACTGCAACATCATTTTGATCCAGCACCTCAAACGTAAAGGCGTATGGCCCCAAGCCGCTTGAGCCGTCAAAGACGACGCGACGTGTGATTGCGTTAATGTTGTAATCAGCCATTTTGGTGCCTCATATGATTGCTGTGATTATACATTATTTTATCATGTCTGATAAGGACGGTTTTTCTGCTGTTGGTTTTGTTAAAACAGGGAAGCGTTTTTTGTTTTTAACGTCTGCTAGCTTTTGTGCAAACTCTGGGAACTCTACTATCTGGTCGTCTAGCCCATTGTCTGATAGGTCAACGGCAAGCTGCGAATATTGCACAAGCCGGGGGTCTATATCATCTTCTATAATCTCACCAAACAAACGCGTTTTCGCTAGATTTCGGTAGTCCTTTTGAATTTTCTTGATAATCTGCCGCATATCACCAATAGATAACTCTTCACCAGTTGCTTCAGCGTCATCCATAAACTCAGTCATAGAAGCCGCAATGTTTTCTTCTAGCGTCATGCCATCAATCAAGATCTCTTTATTGGCTAACAGTTTCCAACGCGCCTCAATTTCGGGCGGCACCTTTAACCCCTCAATCTTTTGGGGGAATGGTGTTGGCCCCATATGTATGGCGTCCTTAAATTCTTTAACATCATTTGATTTTCCGTATGTCATAGACAGCGGCTGCACGGCACTTGCCGCATTAAGGCCAATTGGATCACCGTAGTCGTCTAGCTTAACTGGCACATCCTTTGACCAAATAGGCACTCTCGATTTCCACCTGTTGTAAGCCTCTTCGACAAACACCAATCCGGGGTGTGTATCTTCACCAGCCCCAACATTGCTGACCTCTGGGTCAATCATGCGCTCAATGCGCGAAATTAATGTACTGTTTGAAAAGCCAACTATTGGCGTACCTGACAGCAAGAAGCTAGAGTATCTTTTGCCAAGTGCGTTGCCTATAGACAACATCCTTGCGCCAGCAGTGCGTTGTTGGTATCCGGCAATTGACGTTAATTCTGATATGCCTTGCATAGCTGGCATGTTCGTAGCTGTTTCCGCAACGGCGGCCGACCCAGCGTAAAACATTTGCTCCCATAAGCCCTCTTCATCATAGTCGCTGTATCTGGCAACGTCAGTCAGTGCAGCCCCAAATATAAATGGTAAATTGAACGGCTCAAGCCTTTTGATAGAAACAAACACACTATCGCCATAGTCAACGCCGCTGCCCTCAGTAACGGCGTCCTCACCTAAAATGCGCTTTAACTGTTTGACGTTTTCTGATGTTACTTCAGCCTTGCCAAGCCTATATGCAAAAGGTTGCCAGCCCTCAGACTTGAGCATGTTTCTGTATGACGTATCTCCGGGGCCAGCCCCTGTTATGCGGCCTTCGCCAGCAAGCCAGTAACCAGTAGCAACTGCGGCTGTTCCCAAGAAAATTCTGCTCGCGGCTAAATCTTTGTGACGCCCACCCTTTTCCAATTCAGCGTAAAACGCTGGTGATACAAAATTCAAAACGCCAATACGCGAATTGGCCTCATTGGCAATGTTTGTGAGCGTCTTACTAAATGGTGCCATTGGCTTGAAATACCATTTATTCATCATTTTGTTTGCGCCGTTGTATATCCCGGCAAACGGCAATTGCTGGTCAATATCTGCTTGCAGCGTCACTTGCTTGCGCCAAGCGTTCATGCTCATGTCAATGTTGCCGGGCATCTCTGTCAAAAACTTTTGAACGTGCCGCGATGCAATTTTCGTTGCCTCTTTTTCTGCGACACGCGGATCAACGCCGCGTGACGTTAGATCTGCCAGCGTGTTGTCAAACACCTTGCCCCCAGCCCGTGCCGCCTCTTCATGCAACTGAACGCGCTGTGCTATGCCAGCAAAGAACTCATCAGCCGCGCCAAGCGCTCTAAATGGTATTGAGTAAGCAACGCCCATTGCGTTAAACACCTTGCCGGGGACGGTGTTTGTTAAATCTGGAAACTCTCTAATTTGTTTTGTAAATGGTATTTTGTAGGCGGCACCAGCCCAATACTGTGTTCTCAGCGGATCTCTGGGCGCGTCCTTTGCAGCGCCGCCCTCTGCAAATTTGCGGAACATCATTGACCAACCGTCAATTATGCCATTCTTAAAGCCAGACATTCTGGCGTAAATGTCTGCGCCGTAATATCTGTCTGGGTCAGTCTTATATCCAAACGTCTTTGCAAGGCGCTGGCGCAACATGCCAATAGGAACCGCCGCCGCACGTTCCGGCACATCAAGAAATGCAAAAAGTGCGTTGCCAGCGCCATTAAAAAAATGCGTCACTGGGTCATTAAGCATGACTGACTGCGCCATATAAACTATAGCCTCGTATGACTTGCGCTTGACGCTGTTTCTGAGCAATGCATTTCTGGCTGCCTTGCTTTTTGTTGTTACATATGTTTCAGCAAGACGCACCAACTGATCATCGCCGCCCAACTCATTTAAGGCATCTCGCAATTCTTTTTGCGTTAATCCACCAGCGCGATCAGACGCACCCTTAAACACGTTCATTGATCTGGCTATGTCTGTCTTCGCCCCAGATAACTCAGCCAAGATCATGTCGTGTTGCGCTATAGCCTCGCGCAATGCCAGCTTGCCACTTTCGTCTAATTCGCCACGCGATGCCAAAAGCATCAAATCGTCAACCTTGCCAGCGCTAACATCGTGCAAAACCACAAGCCCGGCCATACGCTCTGCCAATTGAGCGCCGCCAATGCTGGCGTCAATGCCTTGCCCGGAAAATATCTTTTTTAAATTTTCATTTGGAACGCCTGCATCTTGGGCGCGTTTATAAATTTCATCAATTGACATTGGCTTTTTAACGTCAACTAATTTTTCGTCAGCCGCCTTTGCCGCCGCCTGCACTGTCGCCGCAAACTCATCGCTGTCATAAAAGCGCGTGTTTACTGGCCCCTCTTTTAAGCCAGCAATTTTTTGCGCCTTGGTTGGCGATGGCACCTCACGCGCCGTGCCAATCTCTGCCTGACGCGCCTGCAAACGCGCCTGCATCTCTTCTAGCGTTACTGGCGGTGGTGACGTTGGTTGCGGCTGTGGTGCCGCTCCCGGCGCACCAATGACAGGCCCAACAGGCACATCAGTGACCGTTGGCATTTCCCCGGCTTCTTTTGTTACCCGCGCCTCTGGTGACAACCTTGCGCCCGGCTCAGTCAAGCCGCCAATGATTTCTTTGGTTTTGCTTCTGGCTAGCTTAGACGTAATCCCAGAACTAAGGCTGGCGACTTGCACATACTCATCTTCTGGCGCACCAGTCTCAGGCGCGGCATTGATGTCTGCCTCTGTGTCCAGAATGCTACGCCGCTCATCCGGTGCTTTAGGTATCGCCATAGTCTATTCCTCTGATTGACCAGCCTCTTGCGGCTCTGCCTGCATAGGCATCACTTCGCGCTTTGCGTATAACTCAGCAACTAATGACATTACATTAGTATTCTTCTGCTGGTTGTCCTTTTGATCTAATGAGTTTGTCAAGTTTTCCACGATCTACTCCTTCAAATTCATACCAAGGTATGCTTCCACCCTCAAATGCTTGGACGCCCGGAAAGTCCTCTGGAAGAACGCCAGACTTTTTACTAAACACTTGATCGAACATACCATCTAATTCTGTTTTTGTGAACTGATACGGCTGACCGTCACTTGTGTTGTAAATAAACCGGCTTCCACCACCCGGCATTTTTTCGTATGACACACCAGAATATTTAGTGTGGAACCGACCTTCAGTTATAGGCATCATTTCTGTTGGGCTAAAATTCGCGCCGGGGCGCTTAGACCCCATACCAACAACAGCCTCTAGCGTTGGATGCGAAACAACTTGTCCTGATGACCTTACCCAGCTTTCCCAGTGGTATCTACCAACAGATCCAACATCACCGCGTCCAAGGCGGTTATAAAGATCAGGAACACGATTTAACAATGAGCGCTCAAGTGCCTCATATTGGACAAGCCCTTGTGCGCCTTCAAACTGCTTCATAATGTCGTCATAAATCTTGTCGCCGCCGCCCCACATTTGATTGATCTGGATGCGGTCAAGAACCACAACATCGTTGCGTCCAGATACTAGCAAAGCAAATGACAGGATCTTGTTACCAATGCCAGTGCCTTCTGCTAGTGAGTAGTATTCGCGTCTTATTTCTTTACTGTTTTTGCTTTGGTCTGCAATTAAGTTATGTAAGCGCGTTAATGCCGACACGCCGCCTTCATCAACAGCAGACATTTTTTTCAAGAAAACTTCACCAAAGTCGTTTGCATTTGATGTGGCACTTTTGCCGGGCGCACCTTCTGGCTGTATGCTCATTGACATCTCACGCCAAGCCGCGCTGTCAGCATCAGACCATTCACCACGCGCCGCCTTTTGGATAAATGGCATTGCGGCTTCAGCCAACTCAAGATAACCAGCCTCATGCGGGAATGCTGACATGCGCCTTGACAAGATAGCCCAGAGCATAAGTTGACCTGTTAACTCAGGCCCAGACCCAGCGGTGTATGCATCAACAAACTTTTGCTGTACTGCCAAGCCCTCATCAGCCGCTTTGATTTGATCCGGCGTAATTTGCCCAAACCAATCAGCCCACTTTTCCGGGTTGTTTGCGTGTTCGATCATCCACGATGGCGGCATCGACACTTCTTTTTTGTTTTGCATCTTGGCAACCATAGTCGCATATGATTGCGGCGAGGCCAGCGGGTCAGGGAACTCTTGCTCAAGTTGCGTCATCACCGGCTTAACTTTTTCTGAGTTCTTTGGCGTCAACTTAATCGGCACCAAAGATTGCTTGCCAGTACCCTCTGGCTCAAAGGCATCAACATTGACGCGATATTCTGGCGCTAAACCGCTGACTGTCGCCTCATCTGATGCCTGTGACAACCCTGTTGTCGGTTGCTCAGATCTGGCTATACGGCCAAGCCCAGCCAACACCGGATCAATCACATCCATAGGATCACCGCCAGACATAAGGCGATCAGTAATAGGCCCACGCTCGGCCATCCGAGCTTCGGCAGCTTGCCCTGCTGTGTCCAGCCCTTGGCGCACAGCACTGCCAGCAGCCGGAATAGCTTTACTTAAAACCTTGCTGGCTACGCCACCGACAGCAGCGCCCACAGTGCCAGCAGTGCCAAGTCTAGCGGCTGCTTCACCAACAGTAGGCCCAAGTCCTGCCGCATCCTCAACGGCCATTTTGCCGCCTTCAAAGCCTGCCCCATAACCAGCGCCTGCGACCATACCAGTCCTGCCCGGATACTTGGCAGCAAGGTCATAAGGCATAGCAGTGCCAGCCGCTGTTTTCATTAGCGTGTCTTTAAGCAACGATCCTGACACTTTTCCAGCAATAGATTTCGCGCCCATAGCGTAGAGCTTGGCAATACCGCCAGCGTAAGTTAATGGGTCTGCAAAGATACCGCGAAATGCGCGTTTGATTGTTGCGCCATTTGTTGCTGTGTCAGAGTAGGTGTGGAGCATTTTCAAAAACGTCATAGCGTTTTCTTCGCCAGCATTATCTGACATAAGAGCCGCCACTTGAAACGCAAAGCCGGGTACGCTTATACCGCTTTTGCCGGGTATGCCAGCAGGCCCGGTCATGTTCCAATTAAACTCAGACATTAAATCCAGACCATATGCCGCCGCCTGCTTGTCCGAGCCAATAAAACGTTCGCCATCATTCATAACAGAAAACATTTTTTTAGACGCGCCGATCCACTCAGGCATTACAGCAAGCTGATCTTCATTATATTTTGGCGGCACCACCTTAATATCTTCGCGGCGCTGTCGTCTGTCGCCGCGTTTTTCAACAGGTTCATCATCAGGTTCTGGTGGCATAGAAACATCGTCAAAACGCATATCCCGCAACATAGGTTGCGGAGATCCCAAGAAAATGTGGGCGTCTGCCTGATAGTCAAATGCTTCTTTTAGCTCATCCATTAATCTACCAATTCATCTCTCAAAACAATGTTTCGCTGAATAGCTTTGATTTTTTTCACGACATAATCGTAATCATCGTCAGACATATTATAACCCCGCCTGACGCTATTGATTTCGTCAATTGTTGTATATTCTGTAAAATCTATGCCGTATTTATCTAGCCGCTCATCAGTTGTATTAACCAACCTTGTAATGATTTTGCCGTACTCGCTCGACATCAAATCATTTTTTAACTCTTTTGCAATTTCAACCTTACTAGGTTTTTTAGTAATATCCGGCTCATCTGCGCTAGTTTCCCAAGCACTCATTTTTTCAATAAATCTAGCGTCAACTTTTGCTGTAAAACTGGCATATGCTTGGGCTTTTTTCTTTGAAGGGTTCAACGTGCCGGGAACAATTTGCGAATGTTGGCGAGCAATAGATGCAACTCCGCGCTCAATTTCTTTTGTTGCCGTGTTCATTTTTGGCAACAATCTTAACTGGGCTTTTGGCCCCACGCCCTTTTCTTGTGCAACGGCTTGTAGTTCTGCCAAAGTAGTGATTTTGTCATTATAAATTAGATCTAATAATTGCAACTCACCAACGGGATTTGTAGGCTCGTCCTCTCCTAATGCTCGCTTTGCTTTTATTAATGCAATAATTCCCTGACCATCAATAGCATCCCCATTGGTGTCAATTGCAATTTGATAAATTTTTGCTAGCTCCATATCAGACGCAGGGGTTCCATCCACTGCTGTTGTAAAACCTACTACAGCACCAACTAAATCTCTGTTTGCTGTTTTTAGGTTGTCGGCCTCAACTTGATCGTCAGCAGTCTGCCTAGCAGCAATCTCTGTTCTTACATTTAATCTAAATTTAGCTTGCTCTTTGCTATCCAAAAGCGCATAGACTGGCGTCAACGCGCCCATATTGCCACTGCGCAAAGCACTAGTTTGGGCGGCGCCGGGCAAACCTATAACGTAATCAGTCAATACACCAACTTGCACATCCCTAACCATTGTTTGTATTTCTGTTGATTTGCTTTTTGCGTAGGCTAAATCGCCAGTGCTTATTACAACGTCATTAGCTTGACGCGCTAAGATATTCAGATCTCCAATTGCTTTTTCAACATCTACATCTTTGGCCGTTAATATGTCTCTAAGCATGTCAGGCAAACCAGCCAGAAACTCATCTGAGGCAGCAACTTTTGCCGCCCGGTTAACCGACAACTGCATTTCAAGTGCAGATTTATAAACAGATGACGCACTAGTGTTTGCCGCAGCGTTATATTTGAGGGCTTGGTTAGGATCAATTGCTGCAATGATTTCAGAATGCCCAGTGATCATTGCGGTAAGGTCATCCTGCATTGCGCCAATTTGTGCATTTGTATATAAGCCGCCAGATTTAATAGCAGCAGAATATGCGGAAATTTTTTTGTTTGCGTCAATCTCAAGCTCAGTCGTCAACTGCTGCGCAATGGTAGCGCTGGTTACAGCCCCAAATACAGTGTCAGGGTCACCAACAATTTCATCAATGTCTCTGCCTTGAGATATTGCGTCTTGGATTTGTTCAGCAGTTACTGGGTTTTCAAATGCGTACTTGGCCGCCTCTCGCTTGGTTTGAGCGACCTGTTTTTTGTAAACATAATCACTCATGCTGTTAAGGCTTTTAGCAATGGCGTCATAATTACGCGCCTTGGCTGCGCCTGTCGCCACAAAGTCAACAGTCGGCACTGATGGTATGCCTATACCCAAGGGTCTATATTTTGGTAGCTCTGCCATTACCCGCCGTATCCTCTAAACCCTGCTCTCGACACTGTTGCCGATTGACCAGCTTCTAACCCAGTACTACCACCACTCGGTTTGCCGCCCAAACCAAACTGACCGACAGAATAGGCAGTTATTGTTGTTAGCGCGGCAGTCCTGCCAGCCGCCATTGCTGATTTAGCTTGTGATGCATATTGCATTGCCTGCGCCTCACCAACGCCAAAGGCGATCTTTTCACCGTCGCGAGTTAAATACAATTCGTTTGCGCCTTTAGCTTCGGTCATAACGCCTAAAACGTCAGCGCTGCCACTGAAAGCATCAACGCCCCCGGCTGCAATTCTAGCGTTAATTGACGCTTTGGTTTGCAGTATGTTTTCCATAACGGCAACGCCTTGTTGTTTATATTTAAGCGCCTCAGATCGCGCCTGCACTCTTCTAAACGCAGCTTGCTGCATCAGCCCTTTGGCCTGTTGTTGCCCTACTTTTAATTGCGAGTAAGCGGTGGCAGCGGTTAACCCCGCTAATACAAATGGAATAGCCTGTGTCATATTACTGTCCTATGCTCACCTTGTAATCAATCCCAAGAAGGTTCATTTTTAGCGGTACGTCTTGGCCGATTGTGATTTGACCATCATAACTATAACCCAAAACGCCGTTCAATGTCTTGATGCCTGTGTATTCTTGAACCGCACCATCCAAAACTTCAGTGCCAAAACTTCTAAACGGCACCAGCTTTCCATCAATCGTCAGAGACTGCGTTTCAAACAGATCAGCATTAATTTCAAAAATGCGTTTTTTAAATCCCTTCAGTGACCCGCTTGGCAAATTTGGCTCAACAGGTAACGTCTTTACCTCTGGCGTAAAGTTGAGGCCAATCTGGTAACTTGTGGTGGCGGGTGTTGCAAAAGTAATCTCAACGGCACTAGGCGGTGTTGGCACGGTCTGATCTGGCTCTAAAACACCGTCACGAATTATCTTGACTGTTTTATTTTGTAACTGTGGCACAGATATAGTTGTGCCTGATGTGCCTGTTGTTGCGCAATCAAGAAGCGTGTCAGCATCAAACACCTCTACATAATAATAATCTTGGCCGCTTTTTGTGCGTTGAGTTACAACATAAATATCATCAACATCAACCGCAACAGCCTTAAACTCACCGTCTGTTGTCCACTCTGATGGCGCTATAACATTCTGGCTGCGCAGCAACGTATAACAAGCAATGCTCCCATCATCACCATTGATAATCAACAAACGATCACCGTCATCAGTTGAGGTGGATTTCCTGACTGCCATATCTGTTGGGGTCTTTATCAAGTGCGATGACAGTAATGATATTTTTACTGATGTATAGGCTTGAACAGTATCGCTATAAATAAACTCTTGTAGCGACTTGCCTTGCCGTTGAACGAAAATAGTTGAGCCATCTACGTTTTGGACACGCACCCCAGATTTTATCCCAAATGCTGTTTGCTGTTTTACAATTAGGCTAGATGGCGTTATCGGGGTATCCAGTGACTGTGGCACATAGAACTCGCCGCCAGTTGTAAACACTTGCAAGTGCCTACCAGAATAAACATCAACAATTGCGTTAAACGTGCCGGTGTCTAAAGTTGCCTCAACACTTGCGTCATCTAAAGCCTCGCCAACGTCAAAGTTAAAAAAATCAGAAACCCTAGACCCCCAAATTGTTGATGGCCTTTGCTTGCTCCCGCCAAAAAACAAACGCCCCTCGTGAAATGTAGCACTTCGAGGCCAGCCACGGCTCGATGACCAAGCGTCCTCATAACCGTGTTCTGTTTCAAAATTACCCGCTGTGATCGCGGTAGTGTCAAAAAATGGAACCTCAACCAACGCCTTCACAGACGTGTCGGTGACGAACTCAGTTACACGCGCACGGCCAAATCCATTTTTAGCAACAATATATTCGTCAACCGTAGCTGTGCCAAATGGTTGCACTTTATAATTGCTGGTAGCGTCAGGGGCAGTATCCCAAGTAGGGTAAACAGTTAAGATTTTTGTCGAGGCAACATAGTCCTCAACATGACGAACTTGACCAGAACCAGTGCCGCTAGTGATGGTTATAAACATACCATTCGGCTCATCATCTGTGGTGTAGCTGGTTGCTGCTTTTAGCGTTATTGTGTTAGCTGTTCCAGCTTGAGCCGCGCCAGTATCAGTTGTTGCCGATGACGCAGTGAGCGTTATATTACCTGATGTTGCACTTGGCGTAACAGTATAATTCGGCTCATGTGTGTCGAAATCAAAAGCGTATTTAGGAATGTGGCTGAATTGTATGTTTTCAATATTCCATTTTTGATCGTTTAAACCACGTTGAATAAGTATAGGTTCCAAATCCTCATGCACCAAAATTAAACTGTCGGCGCTCTGAACCCAATTCATTTCAGCCACAATATCTTCTGTCAAGTTTGGTATGCTTGGGGCATCAGTTGATGTGTATATAGATCCATTAACCGTGCCTGATATGCCTGTTATCTGCTGCCTGTTTTTGAATATATACATTATGCCTGATACTAGGCCGGGGCTTGATGCGGCACTAGTAAACACGATCATATAACTGTCGGAAACACTAAACTCAAAAGGCACCATCCTGACAGACCCAACACTTACGGCATTGTCAAGTTCAGTAATGTATTTTGTGCCATCTCGCCTTTTAGCACCGCCTTGAGGCTGGATGCTGACGTTTCTGGCTGTGGTTAATCCAGACTTATATTGGGTTATATCTGTACGCGCTCGCAGCTTTGGATCAATAGCGCCAGCCGTAAAATCATTTTGTATTTGGATAATACGGCTCATCCTAGAACCTTATGTCTGAAATTGGAAACTCTTGTATTGTTTGGGCTGGCCGGTCAGCGCCGTCAATATTAATGGCAACACGCACCAATCCACCGCGCATATTTTCAGATGGTGCGCCATAAGCCTTCTGATGATAATAATCAGCCTTTGTAATTTGGTCTGTGATTGGCTCGGCGAACTCAGACGCCAGCGCTGTCTTTAACAGCCTAACAAAATACGGCGGGAATATGACCGGGTCAGGCAAGAACTGGTAATCAATCCAAACCTCTTCGTAAGAAGAAAATAAACCTGTGCTATAAACTTCAAAATCTCTTACCGGCAACGCGCCTACAGCGCCGTTGTTAAATACAGCTTTTGGGTTGCCAAGTATATCGCCCGGCAATGCAAACTTATATTTCCACTCGTTAATCGGGGTGCTGGCAAGGCGGGACAACTTCACCTTTTTAACAGACCAAGAATAAGGATATTGCATAATCAATGTGTCACGCACATCATCATAAAGGCGGTCGGCAACTTGTGCGCTGTCTGTGTTTTCTGAAAAAGAAGATAGGGGCGAAGCCCCAAGCATAATTAAAGCGTCAGAACATATTGAAAGTTTGGTATCGCCTGATGCCATTTAACTAGCTCCAAATAGAGGAAAGGGAGCCGGTTGCCCGGCTCCACTTAGATTAGTCTGCGTCAGCGACTGATACAGCCGTGCCGTCTGAGATGTCAACAACGCCAGCGGCGTTTGACAAGACCACAGCAATCGACATTGTTGGGGTTGCGCTGTCGTGAACAAAGATGATGTCACCAACCGCCAGTGTGTCTGACAGGTCATTGAAATAACCTTCTGTGTTCACGTCAGCAATCGCGTCTGCTGATGTGTAGGTGTACATCGATGGGGCGTTGCCCTTCTTTGCTGCACCGATCACGTTCCATCCTGCTGAATTGAAAGCCATTTTCTAAACTCCTTTCTATTCAGTCGCTGAGATTTTGACAATACCATCGTCATCAATGGCTACTGCACCGGCAGAGAACATTGAAGAAACAAGGAATGATGTCTTCTCAGGAACGTAGTTGATTTCAGACTTTTGGTTCATGCCGATACCAAGGCCGATTGCATCGCGATGGAACGCAAAGCAAGTGCGGGTTGATGGTAGTGGCAGGCCACCTTCATCACGATCACCGAGCGTAATGAACTTAAAGCCTAGGAAGGTGTCGATCTCGCCTGTTGAAAGAGCCTTCACAGTAGCAAAATCGCTGCTGGTCAGTTCTGTCTCATCAAGTAATGATGACAAGCCGTTTGCGTGAATAATCATGCAACGGCCTTCTGCTGGTACGTTTTTCACATCCAGAGCCTTTTTAGCTGCGAGCAACTTTGCGAGGTTCATGTTTGTGCCTGCGCCACCAACAGATGTTGCAACGGTTGACGGTGAGGAAGCTGCATTGAGCGCGTCAATAACAAGCTGATCCATACGACGCCCGATAGCGCTACCCACAACAGCGACTAATTCTCTTCGCTCGTCAAAATTGACTTTCTGCTGTGAAAAGATGTCGCTGTACTCGGCAGCGATGTAGTCGCTCATTGTTGCTGTGACTTGTGAATAAGTCACGTTCAGAGGTGTAACATCAGTTTGCGGAACGCGAACTGTTGCGGTGCCTTTTCCGATCTTCGGAAACTTCACCTGATTGCCTTCGACACTTGTTCTTTCGCGAGTGATGCCAGCCAAAGCACGGGATGCTTGATAGGCCTGCTTCACTTCCGCATCGAACAATTGCACAAAAGCATTGGAAATGCCTACAGCCATTTTCCTATTCCTTTGTAAAAGTTAAAACACGATTAGCGCCTATCAGGTATCCTTGCGGGCTGTGGCTTGGGCATATACGCTACGCCCCCAAGCGTTGGCGACAGGTCGAAAGCCGATTGTCTGTCAATAGGGATTATATGTAAAAAAGAAGGAACTGTAAACAGTTCCCTCTTGACCTTTATGTTGGCGAGTATTCGTCGCTGCCAAAAGCCTGCTCAAACATTTTCTCAACCTTTATTCTGTAGCTTGGGTCTGTTTGATACTCTGGCTTTCCGACCATTGCCATCAACTCTTCTTTTGATGGCGCACCGGCAAGTGGTGCAACATCTACCGGGATAGCCTTGTCGCCATATAGGTTGCGGATTTTTTGAAAAACTCTTATGCCTTGGGCTGTACCAGCCATAATTTTAAACTCTGCAAAATCATCCTCAGACAAAACGCCCTTGCGCACCATACCAGAAGCCCAGTCAACATTGACTTAATTATTGCGTCAGCATTGTTGCCTAGTTTTTCGTATTCTTCTTTGTAAGATGTTTCTGCTGCCGCAGCCTCATTACCAGCCATAGAAATGAACTTTTCAGCAAGCTCTTCAAACGCAGATTGGCTAATGCCGTTTTCTTTAGCCCAGTCTTTGTATGTTGTGTAAAGCTCGTCGTCTTCTGGGATGCCTGCCTCGGCAAAGACGCTTTCGTCGTATTCTTCTGGGGCTTTGTGCTTTCCTTGGCTAAACTTTTTCTGCAACTCAGAATAAGCCTTTGCCAAATCTTCGCCGCTGTTAAACTTTTCTGGCAACCACTCAGGCTTTGTTTCTTCGGTTGCCGCCTCTGACGCTACTGCGTCACTAGATACAGTCTCGCCGTCAGGCTTGACGTGTGAGATTGTTTCTTCTGCTTGCTGCTGGTTATCGTCACTCTCAATTTGAGCATCGGCCAGCAGGCCATCAGTTTCATTCATAGTGATCTCGCTCTTTTCATTCGCCGCTCAATTTCCCTGACCAGACTATTCTGGCCTTCGCGAGCATAGCCGTGGCTGGCCTCTTCGCCGGGATACCACGTTGGCTGCTCTATCGTCAGCGACCTTAGATGGGTGAGCAGCTTTGCCCCATCATCGCTG